CTTTGAGTATCCAGGAAAGATCTCTTTGAAGTACTCAGCGACGATCTGTTTCTTGTACGATTTCTCACCAAGGAACTGAGCCATCTCTTTGTACTTAGCCATCTTCTCAGATGCAATACCAAGAGTCTCCTTAACCAACTCGGGATCAAACGTCGAACGATGATTCAAGCGAATCTTGTTATCAGTCTTCTGACCAAGGGAAAGATTCAATGTGTTATTGCAAACAACACGAATCGGAGTGAAACGAACTTCAACAGCACGACCATATATGTGGGGATTTGAAAAAAGTAGATAACTGTCCACCCTATCTCCACCGAACAATTCAAACGAGTCAGATACCTTAGCAAGGACCCAAACCCATTTGCCGTCCTGAAGAGATCCAGCAGTATGCATCTCCATAGATCCTTCGTCAACAAAATCACGGAAGAATTCGAATGCTTCTAAATTTTGTACTGGGTTCCAACTATCGGTGATCATCGTGAGAACTTTTCGGTCGCTATCGCGAACCAGCATCTTATAATCAGATGCGATCTTCCCATCAGCTTCGGAGTTCCATTGTCCGAACACAGGAATCGGAACAACTCTCCAATCAAGACCTGATTCCTCCAGCATACGATCTACGCTAATATCATTCGACACCCTAGTGCCTAGGCCATGCCAAGGGACTTCCCCTGCGTAAGCCATTGTTTCGACTGCTGCTACCATTATTTTATTTCCCTTATGCTGGTTACCTTTATCATTCTCATATAATAGTATATATCCGAGTTGCAGTCAACAACGATGTTGACTAAAACATAGAAATAGAGTATAAATATATAATGAAAAGGATAAAAAGGTATAGGGTAAATGGCAGAATCTAATGTTATAAGGTTTCCTGGTTTTAAACAAGATTGTCCCCCTCAGAATGAGGAAGATTTAAAAAAATCTTTAAGGGATGTCAAGGAACGCTTCGTCTCTGAAGCCGCTGTCGAATTTGCATTTGATGTTTTCCGAAACATGGAAAAGAGTGGGTGTGATATCAATTCAGACAAAAAGGCACGGCACGACTTAGTACTAATTAGTGAAGCTATAAAATCAGCAATGTATAGGTCTGTAGGGGTAGAGCACCCTTTGCAAAAATTTGCCGTGGATGTTATTGAACCTGCTGATTCAGAGATAGAGTTTGATAAAGAGTAACTGTTGACTTTACGTAAATAAACCTATATAATATATTATAATTGTCATGGAGATTATCAGTTATGATTTTGGTTGACTTAAATCAAGTTATGATCTCTAATCTTATGGTACAGATTGGAGGCCACAAGAACGTTGAGTTAGACGAGGGACTATTCCGTCATATGATACTCAACAGTCTTCGAGCTGCCAGAAAAAAATTTAATGGAAGTTATGGCGAATTAGTTATCTGCTGTGATGATAAAAATTTCTGGCGCCGTAAAAGATTTCAGCACTATAAGGCTAATCGAAAAAAATATAGGGAACAATCAGATATTGATTGGTCCAATGTATTCACTATCCTGAATAAAGTCAGGAATGAAATTGATACGTATTTTCCTTATAAAGTAATTAAGATTGAGACAGCAGAAGCAGATGATGTAATTGGTACTCTTGCTCATGCTATTGTTAATCCTATGCACTTCCAAGTAAAGTATGGTGTTAGCCTAGTTCACCTAAAAGCTGAGCCTGTTTTAATACTATCTGGAGATAAAGATTTTATCCAATTGCATAGATTTCCAAATACTAAACAATATGATCCTGTTCATAAAAAATGGGTCAAGCATAAAGATCCTACACGATATTTAATTGAACATGTTGCCAAAGGAGATAGGGGCGACGGTGTACCCAATTATATCTCTTCTGATGCAGTGTTTGTCAATGGGCAAAGACAAAAACCTTTGCGCGCTAAATACCTGAATAAGTTGAATGGTAACATTGATCAAATTGAACATTCTATAGATAACGAAGAAGAAAAACGTGGATGGATGAGAAATAGAATGCTTATTGATTTGGAATATATACCAGATGATATTCAACAAGCAGTATTGAGTGAATTTAATAAACCTGAAAAAGGTAGAGATAAAATGTTTAACTACTTTGTTAAACATAAACTGAAGCATCTAATGGAGGATATAAGCGAATTTTAAAATGGCTATGACATTAGGCCTAGCTGAGGCATTAACAGCAGCTCGCAAAACCAAAAACGTGACCAAAAAGGTCGAGGCTTTGCAAGCAATCCCATCAGAGACCAGAGAACATCTTATGGGTGTATTCCAACTAGCATACAATCGACAAATAAGTTGGCTATTGCCACCTGGCACGCCTCCTTATACGCCTTTGGATGAAAGTACAGATCAACAAGGACGCTTGATTGGTGAAATCGGCAAGTTTAGTTATTTCATTGCGCGCAATGGAAAGCCAGTACAACCACAAGTACAACAGATGCGACGCGAACAACTGTTTGTCAGTATTTTAGAATCTGTAGATCCAAATGATGCTGAACTTATAATCCAAATGAAGGACAGAGAAATTAAAGGCGTTAGTAAAAACGTTGTACAGAAAGCATTTCCGGAGCTAGGATTATAAAAAAGGAACAAGATAAAATGAGCAAGACTAGACGTTTTATGTCTAAAGAAACTCACGTTGATGAACAAAACGAAGGTCCAACTAGAAGCGAACGTAGTCGCTCAAAATACCGCAAAAATCAACGCAAATTTAAAGAAGCTCTCCGTACAAAAGATTGGGAAATAATTGACACCCTAGAAGATCATTGGTATTATTAAAAATGCCAACATATACTTTTAAAAATATCAAGACTGGTCGTACGTACGATGAAAGAATGACCATAGCTGAGCGTGAAAAATACTTAGCTATTAATAAAAATGTAGAACATGTGGTTGTAATGCCAGCAATTGTATCAGGAGTTGCTGGTGCAAGAAAAACTGATGATAGTTTTAAAGACGTTCTTAGAAATATACAACATAATCACCCAAAGGGGAATATAGATCCAGATGCATTTTAAGTATTAGCTTTGATTAGATTCCCAAAGGTCTCTATAGCTAATAAATTCTTGAATATAGTCATCCCGCTTTTCGATAAACAGCTGAGGTTCATCAGAGTCTACTGCTATGATGGTGACTAGCTGGCTTACCGGTATTTTACATCTCTCCTCAAACATTACCGCATAAGCTGACTCCTGCATGAAATAGTTTTGAATCCACTCTCTACGCTTTCTTTTACTAGCAGTTTTAAAATCTATTATCGAAGCCTTACCATCAAATATTCCAACACAATCAACTTGTCCACCGACTCTAAGATAATCACTGTACAGTATACATTCAACACCAAATACTTCCTCAAGACGTGTATCTAATATTGGTTTAATTTGTTTGAAAAGAAAGTGATTGATTGGTTCAATTTCTCCATAATCAATCTCAACATTATTAATATAATCTTCACAAATTTTATGTACACGCGTACCTCTACGAGTGGCTTTCCTGACTATCTTATTTGCTTCTGCTGGCCCAACTCTTTCCCGCCATTCTTTTATTGCCTCTTTGCCTACCTGAGACGTAATAGTAGTAACAGAGGGATACAATCCACCAGGCGTATCATAATGACGTTTCCCATTTATATTTTTTCTTTTTAGAGATTCAAACTCTAATCCTTCTCTATGAAGAAACATGCTCTCTCACATTCTTATCATTAATCACATCCATCAATGAATATAATCCTGGTCGAACAACATACTTCTCTTTGAGGGTTGCCTTATGTATTCTCCACACATTCTGTAGTTCATTATATATTTTCTTATGTCCTAAATTTTCAATAATTCCTATTTCAGCAGCCAACTTAAAATTCTTATAATACCTTGCACTTGTAGAACTATCAGATGAACTTTGAGAGTCAGAAGAACAATAACACGGAATATCTTTACCACCATTACTTTCCACATAATCAATTTGATGAAGAGCATGATCATACCACATGTGTATGTGAGAAAAAGATGGACTCCATTCTATATTTTTACGTGACGTCAATTGTGCGCCTCTAAACATAATTCTCCAACCATCTAAAAAATGAGGATGGGTACCACTAATCGCTATAATTTTTCCATTCTCCATTGATGCCCACCACCTACCACCTTGTTCTAATACCCAATCAAACCTCATAGCCTCAACACTTATATTGTTGTTGAACCCCCTTTTAGTACATTCAGCAAACCACGCATGCAGAATACTTGGATCTGTAACTTCAAATACTTTTGTTAACGTCGGCCTTGTCTCTGCCATAATAATAATATTCTCCATTGCTATTTACTGCTACATAATCACCAGTAGCAAACCACTCGTCCTTGTATATACTTATATCTCCACTAACCACCAATTCATTATCATCTGCTACTCTAACATTGCAGTGCTTCTTATCACCCAATAAAGTAGCTTGCGGTATAGCTCTAGATTTATAATCAGAAACCATCTCTCTAGTTCTAAATACAGTATTAATAGCACATGGACCAATTTCTGACATTCCCCAATTAGTCATAAATGTAGCACCACGATCAACAAACTTTTCTATAAAATTCCAAGGCACTTTGTCACTTCCACTTGTTACCCATATATCAGTTAAATCTAAATCTTGGAAATTTTTCATTAGCAATATTGCTTTACCATGGTCTGGAGTAATATGAGTATGAGTATAATTTCTAATCTGACGAATAAATTCATATGGATTAAACTTTTCTATTGTGACGTCAGCCCCTATTGAATATGCGGGTAGAGTCTGAGCTAACAAGCCCCCAGCATGATCTAATTTACACACAGTATAAATTCGGCTATCTTTAGTAATTTCTTGTACGTCTATTGAGACAGCATTACATACTTTTAAATTATCAGGGTCTCTATAGATATCTTTAGGCGGCCCAGTTGTACCGCTACTGCTAATAGTACATCCCTCTTTTAGAATAGTATCAAAGTTAAGATACATATGTACCTTTCAATCTATTCCTTCTTTTAGAATATTCTTCTATATTCAATCTCCATACGGTTTGCTTAGTATAGTGTAGCATCAAATCTCCAACATTATCAATTATTCCTTGTTTATCTAATAATCCCATAAGTCTATGATTTCGAGCTGCTTTACCATTTGAATGCTCATACTCAATATTAGTTGTAAGGAATAACTGATCACTAGGGCACCATTCTATAAACACGGGAATAGCTTCTCTCCACACAATATCATTCCAATCTCCTTTACCTAAGCCCTTAAACGTGTCCGTGTATGGTAATTGACATCCCCTAAAAAGTATACGCCATCCATCTTTTGATGCTTCTGGAAATGGGTGACATCCAGCAACTGCTACAATTTCATTATTATTGTATGCACAAAAGTATTCTCCTACTTTCTTACACCATTTAAATCTCATTGCCTTTAAACTAGAGTTATTAATGTACCCTTGTTCTTTTGCCTTTTGACAAAAAACTTCTAATGCAGGTATTAACTCATCGGTTATAGGTACTATCTTCATTGTCATTTACCACGTGCTTACAAATCTTCGTTATCCACAGTGCGTGTAAAAGGACCCATTGACCATTTAGCTTCATTCGATCGAACGCGCTCGTATACATGTGGAGGGTCATCGGCAGGGTGCCCAGACTTTCGCATGTGAAACATCTTATCAAAAGACATCCAGGCAGCATCAACCAATCCCATCTGCTTTCTTGTCAATACAGATTGATCATCACGTAAGGATGAAAAC